GGAAACATCCAAAAAAGAAAAAAAGCAGGAACAAGTCGCTCAAAGAAGAATAGCACTATCAGCCCTGCAGCTTATAAAGATATGACTAGTGGTTGGCCTAAGAAGAAGAAAAAGAAATGATCTTAGGCGCACTTCTAGCTTGTATGATGCCCTACGATGCAACGACTTGCACAGTGGTTCCCTATGAAAAAGAAATGTTCATAGACATGGCTTCTTGCCAACTAGAGATGACTAATTTTGCAGAATACACAGCAAATAATTTTCAAATAGTGGCTAGACCTTACTGTTTTAAATTACCAACTAATTCAATCTAGGGGCTTTAAATGGAAGACAGGCTAGACCGCATTGAAACCAAAGTGGACAAACTGAGCGAGTGTATGATTGAAATGGTGCGAATGGAAGAACGCATGGTCACTGCATTCAAGAGGATGGACAACATAGTTGAATATCAAAAGAAAGCAGATGACAGGCTAGACGAAATGGAAAAGCAAGCCCTCGTTCGAGGACAGAAGATTGCCTTTGCCGAGCGTATATTCTGGATGATTGCCACAGGTTTTGTTGGCTTGTGCTTCGTATTTCTGAGGTAAATTATGGAAGAGAAGAAACAACTCACTGACATGCAGTCTCTATTTCTAGAGCTACTGATGACACCTGAATGTAGAGGTAATATTCGCCTCGCTATGAAGGAAGCAGGATACGCAGATACAACTAGTATATCTGCAGTCGTAGGACCACTACAGAAGGAGATCAACGAGAAGGCATCCCTGATGTTGGCTATGAATGCTCCAAAGGCTGCATACGGACTATCAGAGGTGTTAGACAACCCCGAAGCTATGGGGGCTAGAAACTCAATAGCCGCTGCAGCCCAGATACTAGATCGAACAGGGTTGATTAAGAAAGAGCAAGTAGAAGTAAACAACACAGGCGGTGCGATGTTTATATTGCCACCGAAAAATGACGATTGAATGAATGGCCTAGTCGCACTCGACCCAACAAGAATGCGAAAATACCATATGCTTACGTAGAGTCGGGTGATGATCCACTAGTCTTAGTACCTGATCAGGAAAAGGCAGACTACGTAAATCAGGCTATGGATTACTTAGAGGAAGGTAACTCCTCTCGAAAAGTTGCTGCGTGGCTGATTAGTAAGACAGGTGACACAATTACTCACCAAGGTCTTATTCTTATCTGGAAGCGTTTCAGAGGCAAGGGTACTGAGAACCCCTCTAAGAGACTGAAGCAATTAGATAAGGAAGCCAAGAAGAGAAAGCCAAAGACAACGGCTGAGAAGAAACTAGCCATAGCAAAGCGTAAGCAGACAGACGCTAAACGCAGACTTACACTAGCCAAGAAGGGATTAGAGCAACTTACTCCTAAAGAAGATAGCCCCTCAAGTACGCTAGACTTCGACAGTATTGAGCAACAAAAGCAGAAGCAGGAAGTAGTCTTCGCCCCCAATGAAGGACCACAGACAGACTTCCTAGCCGCGAGTGAACGAGAGGTATTATTCGGAGGCGCAGCAGGTGGCGGAAAAACTTTCAGCCTGATTTCTGACCCCATGAGATACTTCTCAAACCCTAATTTTAATGGGTTAATTCTACGTAGAACAAATGATGAGCTTAGGGAAATTGTCTGGAAGACGCAGGAGCTTTATCCCAAGGCATTCAAGGGAGCTAGATGGGCAGAGAAGAAGTCACAGTGGACTTTCCCAAGTGGTGCTAAATTATGGCTCACTTATCTAGAGAGAGACCAAGACGTTCTTCGGTATCAAGGTCAGGCGTTTAGTTACATAGCCTTCGACGAGTTAACGCAATATCCAACAGACTTCGCTTGGAACTACATGCGCTCTCGACTACGTACCACAGACCCTACCCTGCCCATCTACATGAGAGCAACCACGAATCCTGGGGGTATAGGACACGGTTGGGTTAAGAGGACGTTTATAGACCCTGCCCCTGCAAACACCAAGTTTGTAGCCAAAGACATCGAGACAGGGGAAGACTTAGTCTACCCAGACCATCACGAAAAAGCAGGTGAGCCACTCTTCTACAGACGCTTCATACCTGCAAAGTTATCTGACAATCCCTACCTAATGGAAGGTGGTCAGTACGAGGCTAACTTGCTCTCTCTACCAGAGATGCAGCGTAGGCAGCTACTAGAAGGAGATTGGTCAGTTGCAGACGGTGCGGCATTTCCTGAATTTAGACAGAAATATCATGTTATTGAACCTTATGATATTCCGACTGACTGGGTCAGATTTAGGTCATGCGACTACGGCTATGCTAGTTATAGCGCAGTGCATTGGTTTGCTATCGATCCAAGCTATGAAACTTTAATCTGCTACCGTGAATTGTACCTGACCAAACATACAGGCAGGGATCTAGCTAGGGCAATACTAGAGGCCGAAGGTTCAGAGAAGATGCAGTATGGGGTCTTAGACTCCTCATGTTGGCACAAAAGAGGGCAAATGGGTCCATCCATAGCCGAAGAAATGATAGCTGAGGGATGTAGGTGGAGACCAAGTGACCGAACTAACGGTGCTAGAATAGCAGGAAAGAACCGACTGCACGAAGTATTAAAGGTAGATGAGGATACAGAGAAGGCAGGAATACAGTTTTTCAACACATGCCGACAAGTAATAGCAGATTTACCAATTATTCCTTCCGACCCCAAAGGCGGTGACGACATAGACGCCCGAACCTCGCAACAGAGACACACTTATGACTCAATAAGGTACGCAGTTATGAGTAGACCAAGGTCTTTCAGCCCATTTGATTTTGGGCAAGGTGTACCTCAACAAGTCTGGCGACCTGCAGACGCAATTTTTGGATACTAATATGGCATTAATGGACAAACCTCTACCAGATGAAGACTCAGATTCTAGCTTAATTGTACCACTGGACGAAACTGGTGACGTTGAAACAGAAAATACGGAGTATTCTGGTGCAGTTGCGTTTATAAAGTCGCAATATAACCGCGCAAAAGACGCAAGACACGCAGACGAAGAGAGATGGCTAGACGCATACCGTAATTATCGAGGACTTTACTCCAGTGAGGTGCAATTTACCGAAACTGAGAAGTCTAAAGCTTTCATAAAAATCACAAAAACCAAGGTTTTAGCGGCATATGCTCAAGTAGTGGACGTATTGTTTGCAGGTAGTAAGTTTCCAATTGGAATTGAGGCTAGAAAGTTCCCAAATAACGTAGCAGATACGGTATCATACAATCCCAACGCACTTACTGAAGAAAAAATCAAAGAAGAAGCAGGTATAGACTATAAAATACCTAATAATATAGTCAGACCCGACCTCGCAAAAGACTTAGGGGTCTACAAAGAAGATTTAGCGGTAATCGAGGACGATTTAGAGCTAGGTGCAGGTAAATTGCCAGGATCTATTACTTATGAACCTGCAAAAGTAGCTGCCATGAAGATGGAAAAGCTGATGCACGATCAGCTAGACGAAAGTGAAGCCCCGAAACACCTTAGATCACTGGCAAACGAGCTTGTTCTGTTTGGAACTGGTGTGATGAAGGGTCCATTCGCCCAATCTAAGGAATATCCACGTTGGACTGAGGATGGTGACTACGATCCAATAATGGAAACCATTCCTAAGATGGAATCTGTGTCTATTTGGGATTTCTACCCAGATCCTGACGCAAGAAATATGTCTGAAGCAGAATACACTATCCAACGGCATAGGATGAACCGCACTCAGCTTCGTACTTTGAAGAAACGCCCTCACTTCCGCAACGAGTCTATAGAACTAGCCCTTGAATACGGACCAAACTACGAGCGTAGTTACTGGGAAGATCACATGGAAGATGACGGTGTCAGCCATGAGATGGAGAGATATGAAGTATTAGAATACTGGGGAATATTAGATACTGAGTTAGCAGAAGAAGCTGACATAGATATTCCAAGGAAATTAGCAAAACAGGATGAGATCCAAGTAAATATCTGGATTTGTAATGGACAGATCCTACGACTAGTTCTCAATCCGTTTACTCCTAGTCGCATTCCCTACTTAGCTGTTCCCTATGAGATTAACCCCTACTCTTTCTGGGGTATTGGGGTTGCGGAAAATATGCAAGATACGCAGCTACTGATGAATGGATTTATGAGAATGGCTGTAGATAACGCAGCCCTATCTGGCAACTTAATTTTCGAAGTAGATGAGACAAACCTAGTACCAGGACAGGACATGTCTATATACCCAGGCAAAGTCTTCCGTAGGCAGTCAGGCGCACCTGGACAAGCCATCTATTCAACCTCTCCGAAGAATACCGCACAAGAGAATTTGTACCTATTCGACAAGGCTAGACAGTTAGCAGATGAAGCTACTGGTATACCTAGCTACTCACATGGTTCTGGAGCCGTTGGCGGTGTAGGACGAACTGCGTCAGGTATGTCGATGTTGATGGGGGCGGCTGCACAAAATATTAAAGCAGTAGTTAGAAATGTCGATGACTACCTACTAGGACCACTAGGTAAAAGCCTATTTTCCTTCAACATGCAGTTTAACTTTGATCCTGAAATGCTTGGAGACTTGGACGTAAAAGCCAGAGGTACTGAAAGCTTGATGCGGAACGAGGTACGAAGCCAACGTCTACTACAGTTTATGCAGATGACAGGCAATGAGCAGATGGCTCCGTTTATTAAGTATGACTACATACTCAGAGAACTTGCAGCATCGATGGATCTCGATGAAGAAAAAATCTTAAACGATCCTAGAGAGGCAGCTATCCAACAGAAAATGATGGCAGAGATACAGGCGATGATGCCTCAACAACCTGCCCCACCACCAGACGCTGCAGCCTCTGCAGTACCCCCAGTGTCTGATCCTACAGGAAATGGCGGTGGAACAATAGTTCAAGGACAAGCTCCTGAACCAGATGCTGCAGGATTCACTGGTCAAGGTGGCGGTGATAATGGCGGTAATCCACCACAACAACAGCAAGGAATAATACAATGAAATACTGCAAAACCTGCAACTCAAAAGCTCCCTGTAAAAAAGCAAAGAAGTGCATGAAGAGATAGTAATGGATAAAACATTTTATCAGTCGTTATTACCCTTAGTAAACGACAAACTACAATACGAAACCTTAAAACATTATGCTGATCAACGGATAGAGTTTCTACGTAATTTTTTAGAAACCTGCAAGGATCAAAACCGCATCTTAGAAACGCAAGGTGCGATAGCAGAACTCCGTAGAATATCTACGCTCAGAGATGAAGCCATAATGGGTGCAGAATAATATCTACGAAAAAAATATATTATAATTAGGAATATTTTATGGGTGTTCTACAAGACCTATTAGATCAAGATGATAATCCCACTTTTTTAGGCGGTACAGCGGAAGATTGGCAGGGCGAGGCTGACAAGTATAGCCAAGAATATACTCCCTCTGAAATTACGTGGAAGGACGTAGGGAATGTAGTTGCAGACTTCACCCCCATCGTAGGTGACATAAAGGGCGGCTACGAGACAGTAGCCATGATTGGCGAAGAAATAGAGAAGGAAAACCCTAACTGGTATCTTATAGGAGCTATGGGTGGACTTGGGGCTGTAGGCACAATTATAGGTCTAGTTCCAGGTGCAGGAGATGCGGCACAGAAAGCTATAATGTCTGGCGCAAAAATGCTTGCCGACAGAACTAACAAAATTGTAGATGCAATGCCCACATATGATCCTAATGTATTGGGATCTAATCTTGGCAACATAGGTAGAAAAGATCCTAGTAAAGTAAATAAAGAGGTCTTAGATCCTGCAGGTCTAAGTGAAACCAGACTACCTACTTATGCAGATGAAGTACCTAAAAACTCTGTACCCAAGGGTAATCTAATACCTAAAAAAGACGTTACTATTGATGAATTACAGAGCGAAGGTGCAGTCTTCCAAATGGCTCAGGGGGATCGTACTGCTACGGACGAAACCCTACTTGGGGTAGGAAATATTACTTTCCAGAACCCTGTAGATTTAGACGGTGGTAGGGGCTTTATGCGTAACCCTTACACTGGATTGTGGGCTTCTGATGAAAAAGTTGCAGGTAAAATAACAAGTCTGGCAGAACGTATTGCTGACAAGGGTGGTAATCCCAATATCTTGTATGCTTCTATGGCAGGTCAGTCTGGTGATTTTAGCACCATGATGAGTGATACTGTCATGGAGATGATTAAAGAGTCAGATATAAGTCCTAAAGCTGCAAAAAAATATGATAAATGGGTAAAAGAAAATGTAGACCCTAATTGGGTAGGAATCTTAGATCCAGACGCAAAAGAGTATCTACGTTTACCAATAGAAGATGGAGGAATAGGTGGAACAAAACGAAGACTTCTTTGGCAAGAATTAGACGCTAAAAAATATCAAGATGAAGGGTTTCCTCAACTTGGTCTCTCTAGGATAGGCATTACAGAAGACGAACTATTAATGTCTCCTAAGTTGCAGACTTCTAGTGTAGGAAGAGTTAATCCTACAGGAGACTATTTATATGGACCAAGCCTAGGGCATAATACCTATAGTAGAGAGGTTCCAGGAGAGTATCGAGGGGAACTTAAAGACGCACCCTTACAACTTCTTATGAGAGACTTTTTTGAGCAACGTCGAGCAGGTGGATTTAAAAGGCAAGACGATCAAAGATCATTAGGATTTAGATCAAATACCTTTCAATCTGTTGATGATCAAATGGTTGAAGAAGTTAACACATATATTAATATTATGGAAGAAGCTGACAGAGATGCGTACTTACGAAGTCTTCCCTCTGGTGGTGGTGAAGCCCCCGATAGAAAAATTTATCAATTTGGTGATAATGGTGGTCCACCCTTAGATGATCCACCTATAGCTAGTCAAATGGACGCCGCTTTTGCAGATGAATTAGAAATAGGCACAAGTCAATTTAATATTGAAAATCCAGATGTTGTCTTAAAAAACTATGATTTAGATAATTTAGAGGCAATTGATTTAAGTAAAAGCACTGCAGGAAAACCTTCAGCAAATGCTAAAATAGGAGCAGCCGTAAAAGAAGGTGAAGAGAAATCTATCAGATTAAATTTAAACTCTAAAATAGACCCAGATGGTCCACCTGCTCCATTTAATAGGCTACAGACTGTCCATCCTATTAGACCAAATGGAACTCCTAATTACGGTGCGGCTGACTCATATTTACCTGCAGTTACAGTAACAGATGGTACATTTCATGTAAATCAGACCGAAAGAAGAAATATAGCTGAAACAGGAAGTAAAACTCCTGCAGCGTCTGTTCAGGGTAAGGTTACTTCTCAAAGAAATGTTCTTAATGAAATGGATGATACAGTCGTACAGATAGGAATTAATCCTAGAGGGCAACATCTCTTTATTGATCTGACAACAGGACAGGCAGTCAAAGGATTTGATATCGCTACAGTCTACAGAGATAGAGTTTTTGCCAAAGGGGTAACCTACTGGAAAAAATCAGAGGCTCCTAATCCACTACCTGCAAAAGGTGATACGGAACTTGTAAATCAAGTAAGATATAAATTTAATCGCGGTGGTCTGATGTCTGCTTAATGAGGGCATCTATTAATTCAGATATCTTCTCTAACTGACCATCCACCTCAAAAGGCGCATCTTGGTCTTCGGGTAAACACATTTTAATAGCGTTTTCAATTTCGTCTAAAATTAATTCTTTCATAACTTCTCCCTAACTAAGTGTAAGCTATAACAATTTATTACAGGTAACAAGTAGTATGGACCCATTATTAGAACATCACTTCTACAACATTGCCAATGGTAAAGCCGTTGAGAACGATGACGGTTCTCTCTCTACAGTAAGAGGCAGGATCGAAGAAATTAATGGAGTACAGACCCTAATTCCTTCGATCTGGGATGGTAAAGAGGTGGATCGGCAAACTGCCATAGATAACGCAATCAATTCAGGCGTGAACTGGCAAAAGGCTTACGGTGATAGTGCAGTCAGTACACTTCAAGAGATAGAGCAAGAAATAAAAACATTCGAGGACGATGACGGTAGAAAACTGATGTCAGATCAGTGGACACCTGAAGAAGCTCAAGAAAAGCTAGATGAATATTATGACTACCTACAAAACGATGACGAAGACAAGATGTCATTTAGGGATCTCGCTAAGACAGGAGTAGCTTTAGGTCTAAGCACTGCCACAAGAGCAGGTTTAATAGAAAGCCCCTTCCCTTATCTTAACTATCTAAAAGAAAATTTTAATACTGGCGGTTTTATTACAAAGGACGATGGCATGAAAGGTCGATCAGAGGAAGACAAAGAAATAGCAGACAACAAGGAACAGGTTGATATTGCCGAAGCCGACAAAGATGAAGATGGCTTTGTTTCCCCTGCAGAGAGAGAAGTACAGTTAGCATTGCAGAAAAATGAATTAGTAGATGAGGATGAGATGGATTTATACCACGGTGGGATGCCTTGCGGCTCTGATGATGAAGAAGTTGTAGGAGTGATGTCATACGATGAAGTGTCGGGTAATCCAATACCTCTAGGATCAACTGCAGAGAATGTACGAGATGACATCGATGCTAATCTAAGTAGTGGCGAGTATGTCCTACCTGCCCACGTAGTTAAATATCACGGCCTTAAACATATTATGGAAATGCAAGCTGAGGCCGAAATGGGTCTCATGTCGATGCATATGGATGGCCTCATTCAGCATGTCGAGGAAGAAGTCACTGAATGCCCAATGTGTAAAGGAAGAGGCTGTGACCATTGCGAAAACACAGGGTATCATTCGGATAAATCCGATAGCGAGGGAACTGAGGAAGCCGAAGTACAAGCCTCAGACGATACCGAACAAGAAGAAGCCGAAGCGGAAGCCGAAGCATCAGAAGAAATTCCATCTGAAAAGATGGATGTAGAGATCGCTACTGTGAAGGTAGACGATCATTTAAATGACGATGAAGATATGGAAATATCTCCAGTGTCTAAACCCCTCCCTGCATTTGTAAAAAAACAGAAATACGCATTTGCAGTCTAGTAAATGGATACCCGATAATCGGACCCATGAAGGATTAATATGGTAAAAAAGCAAAAATATAGTCGCGCCCCAGAAGCAGAAGATGAGCTAAGTTACAGTCAAGAAGTACTGAAGCAACAGGCTGAAGGGCAAGAACCAGTGGAACAATTAAATGCTGAAGAAGAATCTTATAAAAAACGGTATCAAGACATTCAGCGGCATATTCAAACGGTTAGGGATCAATCTGCTCAACAAGTTTCAGACATGCAAAAGCAGCTTGATGCAGCCACAAGAAGCCAAATCAAGTTTCCAAAAACTGATCAAGAAGTTGAAGCTTGGGCTAAACGCTACCCTGACGTTGCCAAGATTGTTGATACAATTGCCCAAAAAAGGGCTAACGAAGCTCTCAGAGAAGGCGAAAAGCGTCTTGAAAAAGTAGAACAATTTGAAAAGCAGATACATAAGAAATCAGCCGAACAACGTCTACTTGAGAGACATCCTGACTTTGCAAAAATTCGTCAGGATAGAAAGTTTCATAATTGGGTAGCATTACAGCATCCTACTATCCAAGATAGCGTCTATAAAAATAATACAGACTCAGATTGGGCAGCTAGTACAATTGATTTGTATAAAGCTCAAACAGGAACAAAAACTTCTAAGAGTGCCGCCCAATCCATAGGTAGAGCTACATCCTCTACTCCTGCAGCCAAATCAAAGGCTGTATTTTCAGAAAGTGCAGTAGCTAGAATGTCTGACAAAGAGTTTGAGAAAAACCAAGATGCTATACAAGAAGCATTAGCCTCTGGTAAATTTGAGTATGATGTTTCAGGCGCAGCACGTTAACACTTAACTATTGATATAAATAGGTGTCTATGGTATAATGACACTATTGAATTACTAAGTGTGATGGACACCTAATTAGGTACACCCCTCACCTTACCCTTCCAGATAAATTACTAACAAAGTCCACCAGTGAGATGGGAACCATACCTAGTATGACACTCCTATGACTACTGACACTGAGTTTTACTTATCTGATATAGCTGCCTCACGTTGAGGCTAATTAAAAGCCATTTCATATAGGAGAAACACAATGGCATTTCCAAGCGCATCAGGCTACAGTAACTTACCTAACGGTAATTTCAGCCCGATTATATTTTCCAAAAAAGTACAGTTAGCCCTGAGAAAGGCTTCTGTAGTAGACGCGGTTACCAACACTGATTACAGTGGTGAGATAGCTAACTTTGGTGACTCAATTAGAATTATAAAGGAGCCAACCGTAAACGTAACAACTTATGAAAGAGGTACGGCATTAGCAACTCAAGACCTAACAGACGCTGACTTCACGATGGTTGTCGATCAAGCAAACTATTTTCAATTTGCATTGGACGATATTGAAGAAGCTCACGCGCACATTTCTTTTGGTGACCTAGCTAGTGACCATGCAGGATATAAACTGCGTGACACTATGGACGCTGAAGTACTAGGTTATCTATCAGGTTGGAAGACACCCTCTTCATGGGCAAGACGTTCAGCTTCAGGTGACATAAACGGTACTAAAGCCGACTCAAGTGCAGGTAATGACGAATTGCTTGCAGCCAATAAGCTAGACATCACAGACTTCGGTGGTTCAGACGTAGGTGGTACTTCAGAAGTAACATCTATCCCAATCGCTGCAGGTGGTGGTGCAGGTGGTATCACTTCTCCACTAGCTATTATGAACCGCATGGCTCGTCTAATGGATTCCGCAAATGTGGATACAGATGGACGTTGGTTGGTAGTAGATCCTGTCTTCGCAGAAGTACTAATGGATGAATCATCAAAACTCATTAACAGCGACTTCGGTGGCGGTGATGAGATGCGTAATGGTAGACTTCCAGGTACTATTCGAGGCTTCTCAATCTACAAGTCAAACAATCTACCATATCTAGGTACTGGTCCAGGTACTGCAGCAACTGCAGGTTCTGAAGCCAACTTCGGTGTAATGGTAGCAGGTCATGCCTCTGCAGTAGCAACTGCACAGCAAATTGCTAAAACAGAGACTTTCCGTTCACCAACAACCTTCGCAGATATATATAGGGGCTTAAATTTATATGGTAGGAAAATCCTACGCCCAGAAACATTGTTCACTGCAAACTACAACCTTGCATAAACAATAACTACTCTAGGGGGCTAGTCAGTGCGTACTGGCCCCTTATCCTCATATTAGGACAACGCTAAATGCCCTCTACTTATATAAACTTGTGTAATATGGTTCTTCGCAGACTTAATGAAGTAGAAATAGCTACGGCTGAATTTGCAAATACTAGAGGCATACAAAGTTTAGTCAAGGACGCAGTAAAAGCTGCAGTAAGTAAAATTAACCAAGCAGAATTTGAGTGGCCTTTTAACGCAGCCGAATTTACACAAACCTTAACTGCAGGTCAGTCCGAATATAGTTGGCCTAATGCTTTTAAGAAAGTGGATTGGAACAGTTTTCAGATCCAAGAAGATTCCAGTTTACGTGCATCTTTTAAAACATTAGGTTTTATGGAAAGAGATGAGTGGTACGCCAGACATCGAGATGCCGACTACTCTGCAGGTAGTGCAGGTAGAAGTATACCAGACAATGTCTTTCCATCACATGGAAGTGGCTTTGGTATAACTCCCTCACCCAATGCAGCTTACAATGTACGATTTAGATATTACTTAAATTACACAGATCTAACAAACAGTAGTGATGTAACCAGAATACCAGAAGCCTTTGATACTGTAATAGTGGATGGGGCTTTATATCATCTATACATGTTTAAGGACAATATAGAAGCTGCTAATGCCGCCTACCAAGCATTCACGCTTGGAATAAAAGATTTACAGACACTTTATATAAATAATTTTGAGTATGTCAGGGATACAAGGGTAGCCTTTTAATGGCAGATGAAATTGAGTCCTTCAAACTTATATGTAGTGGCGGTCTGAATAGTAATGAAAACCACTTAGATCTGTCAGATAATAAGTCTGGTTCAGCTACAAGATTGGTCAACTTTGAGCCAAGTCTTTATGGCGGCTACAGACGCATCGAAGGCTATCACCACTTAGGCGGTCTAGATACTACAGTTGGTGGATCAAGTGCAGAGGGCGCAGTACTAGGATTAGCTCTCTACAAGAACGAGCATATAGGCAATCCCTACTTTATAGCCGCAAGAAAAGATGTAGGCGCGACTACTTATAAGTTTTATAAATTTGTTGCATACTCTGGTTGGCAGCTTATTGCTAATCAGCCCACTAGAAACACAGTTTCTGGTAGCTTGAGCATAAGTAAAATACGACAAGTGCAATTCGATTGGGGTACTGGATCTAGCATTTGTTTTGTAGATGGGATCAATCCTGCAGTAATCTTCGATGGAACTAACTGGTACGAACTACAACAAGCTAATTCTGGCGGTACTAGCAGTCCAGGTGGTAACCAACTTGTAGATGCCCCTTCGATAGTAGGAGAGTATCAGAACCATCTCTGGGTAGGTGGTGATCTGACATCGAGAGCCACTATTAGACACTCTGCACCTAATGATCCCTATACTTGGACATCGGCTGCAGGGGGTGGATCTCTAAGTCCTGCTTTTAATGTAGTCCAAATTAAACCTTTTAGAGATGACCTCTTCGTATTTGGAACAAACTCTATAAAGAAAGTAGGAACAACCAAGAACTCTGCAGGTGGAATTACCTTTGCTCTTGAGAGTGTGACTAACAACGTAGGCTGCATAGCGCGAGACAGCGTAGTCGAGATTGCAGGTGACCTACTCTTCTTAGCACCAGACGGTTTCAGACCTGTCTCCTCAACATCTAAAATTGGTGACGTAGAATTAGAAACAGTAAGTAAGCCAATACAGGTCACACTGGTTAACCTAATAAAAAACTACTCTACCGACACAGTTAACTCAGTGGTCATAAGAAGTAAAAGTCAGGTCAGGTTCTTTGTCGGAGATGCCACTACCCCACAAGTCGATAGCTACGGAATAATTGGTGGGCTATACGACTCCCAAGGTTCTATAAATTGGTCTTTTGGGGAACTAAATGGAATTAGAGCTTCGGTTGCTGAGTCTGGTTATATTGGCTCAGAAGAGTATGTCGTTCATGGAGATTATGACGGTAAAGTTTATCAGCAAGAGAATGGTCAAAGCTTTGCAGGAAATGACATAGTTGCAGTCTATAGCACCCCCTACCTCGACTTTGGCGATACAGAAGTCAGGAAGACACTTCGCAAGGTAAACACCTTTGTACGCGCAGAAGGTCCTGCAACTTTCTTTTTATCACTTGATTATGATTGGGGAGACTACAATACCAGTAAGCCCTCAGAATATACTCAGGCTTCAACAGGCGGTCCAGTTAGATATAACGCACTGAATTTAGATTACGGAGATGCCAACGCACTCTATGGGGGCAACTCAAAGCCAATTCTTACGGCTGACGTTCAAGGATCAGGTTTTTCAACAAGAGCAACCTTTGTGACAGTGGGTCAATCAGAACCCTACTCCATCCAAGGTTTAGTATTTGAATTTTCGATTTCGGGGAGAAGGTAGAACATGGCAGGATATACTCGCCAATCTGTAAGCCAAATTATTAATGGCGCGGATATCACGGCTCCACCACTTAATGCTGAATTTAACCAACTATTAGCAGCGTTTGAAGCAACAACAGGTCATGGTCATACTGGTGCTACAGGAGATGCTCCACAGATACCTCTAGCGACTTCCGTATCTGGATTTCTACAAGCCGCTAATGGTGGTAGCGGTGGTAAGAATAACTTCGCTACAAGCAATCCTACTATTACAAACGATAGCTCACAGAACTATGCAGTAGGATCTCTCTGGATAAATACCACTACAAAGCGAATATTTATTTGTGCGTCTGCAACATCTTCTGCAGCCGAATGGCATGAGATTGTAGCTAACACTGGAACGAGTTTAACTCCTTCAGTCACTAATACTATAGACATTGGTAGCAGTACCCTAAAATACAAAGACCTACACCTTGCAGGTAACGCACTTGTAGGTGGCACACTTGGAGTAACAGGTCTTAGTACCCTCGCTTCACTCAACTCAACTACCTCTACTCTAGGCTCAGTAACCGTAGGCGGTGCAGGTAATAACGGATCAATCAACGGTGTCGTAATCGGGTCTACAAACCCAACGGCTATATCTGGCACAACAGTTGCTGCCTCAAGTGGTTTCACTGGGGATCTCACTGGTAATGTGGCAGGTAACGTAACGGCTTCTTCTGGTACATCTACCTTTAACAACTTAGCTATAAATGGAACTCTGACAGGTAATCTTACTGGTGGGATCACTGGTAACGTCACAGCTACCACTGGATCATCTACTTTTAATGATGTGATCATCAACGGCACTCTTAACATGGATGCAGGTACGACAGGTACTATTCAGAATTTATCTGCACCTCAAAATAATAATGATGCCGCCCGAAAAATCGATGTTGATACAGCCGTAGCTAATCTAGTAGCGTCAGCCCCTGCTACTTTAGATACTCTCAACGAGTTAGCGGCTGCGCTAGGCGATGATGCAAATTTCTCTACAAACGTAACTGCATCTATAGCAGCAAAACTACCTCTTGGCGGCGGCACTATGACAGGTGCTATCGACATGGGTAGCCAGAAGATTACGACTACTTATGCACCTACCAATACGCCAGATCTCACAAACAAATCTTATGTAGATACCCAAGACGCTCTCAAACTTAGTCTCTCTGGTGGCACTATGTCTGGTGCTATTGCGATGGGCAATAATACTGTCAGCGGTGTTCCAAACCCAACTGCCAGTGACCATGTTTCAAACAAGGCGTATGTAGACTCCGTTGCAGGAAGTGCTTCAGCGGCTGCAGGTTCAGCTACAGCGGCTGCAAACAGTGCGGCTGCAGCCCTTACCTCAGAACAAAATGCTGCTACCCATGCCTCTACAGCCCAGACTTCCATTACAACAGCCCAACAGTTTTTAGATACATACTTTGTATCAGCTACTGCACCATCTGGCTCAAATTTGACGATTGGGGATCTATGGTTCGATACGGCTAATAACCTGATGAAGGTGTATGGCTCTGGCGGTTTCCAGGCGGCAGGTTCATCAGTAAATGGTACGGCTGAAAGACAAGATTATACAGTAGGTACAAATAGTGGATCATATGGCGGTTCTACAACTGTATTCCCTGCCACATATGACCCCACTTTCTGTGACGTATTTTTAAATGGTTTGCGTCTAGACCCATCAGACTTCACTGCCACAAACGGTACTTCTGTTACTTTAGGAAGTGCAGCAAATACAGGTGATACCCTTGCTATTGTTAGCTACGGCACTTTTAGCTTATCAACCCATTATACCCAGACACAATCAGATGCCCGATATGCTCAACTAACTGGGGCTACGTTTAGTGGTGCAATAAATATGGGTGCGAATGATATTACCACTACTGGTAAAATCTTGTACTCAAATGTCTACTCTGCGCTTGGTGATCTTCCAAGTGCCAGTACCTATCATGGGATGTTCGCTCATGTGCATGGCACTGGCAAAGGCTATTACGCACATGGTGGAAACTGGATACCTCTAGTTAATGAAGATACTTCTGGGAACGTAAGTCTTGGCGGTGACCTTACAGTAACTGGGGGGCTTACAGTTAACGGAACTCAGACTATTATCAATTCAACAACATTAGATGTTGATGATTTAAATATTACAGTAGCCAAGGGTGCTTCAAGCGCAGCCGCTGCCAATGGCGCAGGTTTAACCGTAGACGGTGCTTCAGCCACATTTAATTATGCCTCTACTGGCGATAAGTGGACGATGAATAAGCCATTAGATGTCACTGGAAACATTATTGTCTCAGGTACAGTAGATGGTAGAGACATAGCAACGGATGGTACGGCATTAGACAAACTTACTGGCTTTAGTATTATTACTACTAACGCCACAGTAACCAAAAATACTCGAAACGCTTGTGACGTATCAAGCTCTGCATTTACTTTAACATTACCCTCTTCAGCAAATACTGGAGACTTCGTTGAAGTACGACAAATTGCAGGGGATTTTTCAGTAAATAACTTAACCGTTGCAGGTAATGGCAATAACATCAATGGCGATGCGACTTTGGTTGTAGACGTAGCATACGCACAACTTGCACTCGTCTACAACGGAACAGAATGGAGAGTTTCATAAATGGCTACACTTTCAAGTTTAACAGGCGGAAGTTCTGGCGGTGGTGGCGGAGACCCTTCTGGCAAATTCCAAGCAAGTGCTACTGTCGCTAACGGTGACTTAGTTGTTCTAAATGACAACGGTACGGTTGCACCAGTTACCTCTACAGCTATAGCCGATGACTTTGCTAAATCAAACAACGGTATAAAATTATATGCTGGAAGTACTAACCAAAGTTATGGGATGTTTCCTTTTTCTGGTAATTATAACCAAACTCACAATAAATATTTAATTTTTTACAGACAAAGTTCTGGCAATTATGGAACTTTAAAAAGTTATGATTATGATTCTAGTTCTGAAAATTTTACTAATGCTTCTCAACGACTGCAAACATCTATGTACGCAAGTTGGCTATCCCAAAAAAGAAGTCCAAGTGAAGGGTATCTCTTAGGATATAGAGCAACTAATGGTTATCAATATGTAAGAGGGCAAAGATGGAACGGCTCTAATTGGTCAACTACATCTGAAGGAACTGCTACTAATTCTTCAAACTCATCAACTAGTTGTTATATTTCAGCAAGTGGAGATGGTAGCAGTAGTTTTGCTATGGGCTGTGCTTTAGGAAATGGAGAATTTTCTATGGCACATGGTACTTGGGATGGAAGTAACACTACACCTGTTATGTCACATGGAACTGATGCTATCTACACTCAAAGACCTTCTAATACATCATCAGGTACTAAAGGAACAAACTGGTCTAATAATAGTTTTGCAGGATGTCATATAAAAAATGATGTTCATATTATGGTCGGAGAACAAGCAAACGTTGCTATAATGGTAGCTGCCAAAGTAGAGGCAACTGGTACGACATATGGTACTAAGAAAAACACTGGTTTAACTTTTGGGGCTGCTTATGGTACTAGAGTAATATATGATGAAGAAACTAATATTGGGGTATGGTGCTTACAAGTAAGTGGCGTACCATATTATTTACCATTTAGTGTAGATGTAGATACTTTAGATATAACAACTTATTCTGCAATAACTTTACCAAGTGGTTTTACTGGATATGGTTCTGGTCTTGGTTGGAATCCATTTATAAAACTATGGGTTGCTGTAGACCACGTTGGCGGTGAAATATTTTACTGGAAATTAGCAAGTAACGGTGCAGTTTCAGAAACTGGAACAGGACAATTTGCTCCTAACGCTCCAAATTTAAGTAGTTTAAAATTACAATTTGCTCAGACGTTTCCTGTTTATGGTTCTGGCGGTATGGGAATTATATTTAACAATGACCATGTTGTTGGCGGTGGTGGTGCAGGTTCTTATATGGACACAACTAACCATTTAAATATGTCACGCTTTGATCTGCCTTATGTTTCAGAAAACATGGACAAACATTTTGGTGAAGCTAAAGAAGCTATTGCATCAGGTGCAGCAGGGTCTGTTGGTATCTTAAACAGGTCAGTAGATATAACTGGTTCGTCTTTTCAAAAAGGGCAAAAGCTCTTTGCAAACCCATCAGGTACAGCCCTCGCAACATCAGGAACATATCGGGTCGGTCATGCAACTGACAGTGACACTGTATTAGTATTAGGAGACCCAAGCTAATGTCCAGAGCAAGAGACTTTGCAGATTTTATATCCACTGGTAATACGCCCAGTGGCATCCTCGCAGACGGTGCAATAGCTGTAGGCGAGATAACTGGCGTAACCGTTTCGGCAACTGAGATAAATCGATTAACAGGTCTTAGTTCTGATGTTCAAACTCAGATAAATACTAAGGCGGCTACCTCTAGTCTATCGGCTGTAGCAACTAGTGGCGCAGCATCTGACGTAACTGGCTTACATGCAGTAGCAACTAGCGGTGCTTACTCAGACGTAAGTGGAACCCCAAGTCTGGGAACAGCGGCTGCGCTGAATGTAGGCACATCTGCTAACAACATTCCACAGCTTGATAGCAACGGAAAACTAGGGGCTATAGATGGCTCTGCTTTAACAGGCATACAAGGATTTTCTTATGCCGCAACTTTAGCATTTGGAGATTATTAATATGGCTGACACACTCGCAGAAATTTATCGAAACACTTTAACAGAAAGTAGTTTTGACAGTAATGGAGAGGCTACGATAGTTACAACAAACAGTAGTACATCTCATGTTATAAAAAACATTCAAGTAGAAGACACTGATGCAACCATAAAAGTTAACGGCACTCTTAAAGTAAACGACTTTGATGTTGTTGCTTTAACAGGAAGCTCTAGTGGTTCGGAAATAATTGCACCTAGTTCAACAGTAAAAGTTAAATAAAGTGCAATACCTTTAAATTATGTGGACTACGAATTTCCATTGCAAAATAGCGGAACAAACTATCAAACCCATACAATCGCAACTGTTAATGGTGTTACAACTAATACAAACATAGCATCTACAACAAATGCTTTGTCCTCATCTATTGCGGTAGATAATACTAGACGCATATTTGCCCCTTCTGTTGGTACAAACAATTATGATTTAATTTGTGTAGATAATTTGAATGCAACCACAGGGATGTATTTATATAATAGCTCTGGAAGCGTTGTTGCGACTAATACTAATTCTTATAGTCCTAAATGGTTTGATGGTTTTCGCTATGTTTACTGGTACAATGGTAGTGGCACTGCTGGTATTGATAGGATGGATGTTAATGACGGAAACATAACCAGACTTGTAAATCATAATTTGTCGAACAACTATACACGGGCAAGATTTTTTGGGTATAGAGATGAGTACCTTTTTTTCTGGTCTAGGTCTGATAGTGATACTGCACAAGTTTATGATTTTTCTGATGGCAGTGTTGTTGAGTGGACAACTGGTAATCCTTCAAATATTTTAACAGATGTTAATAGAACTTATTATGCTGTAAAAAGAAGTGGAAATAGATACGTTCTTTTAGTTCCTGAAGGAAGCAATGCAATCAGATATTATCATTGGACTAAAGGAACATCGTTTAGTGGTTCTAATAATACTTACACTGAATTATCTTTAGGAGGGTCTCCCCATAATTTTGGTGATTACGAATGTAATCATGCGGTTGTTGGCAGTAGATTATATTACATTAATAATAATAACCAAGTAGCGTTTGTGGATTTTGAAGAAGACACTCCCACCAAAGGTGTTGTTGGTACTGCTACATTAAGCCAAAGTTATGGTCGAGATATTCAGCAAATAGAAAGAACACCAAGCAACTCAACAATTAGTGGTCGTTCTGGCTATCCAAGCCCTTCACTCAAGTTACGAGTAACTGGCGTAACAAGTTCATAGGAGGCTAACATGGGATTAACTTTAAATACTAACAGTCTTACAGTTGCTAGTTCTGGTGGTAGTAGTGGAGCATCAGGTGTTTCAACGTCTGATGTAACAACGCTGATTAAGAGTAATACACCTTATCAACACATAGCTACACTTACTGCTAATAGCTCTTCATCTCTTGAATTTACATCGTTACCTTCAG